TGTCGCGGCACGAAGACTGGCGCGGACTACAGCATGGTCTGCGAGGGCACTCTGCACTTGGATCGCGAGACATCTACTGCTATAATAAACCCGTAAGGAACCGCACATGAGTAACCGTTGGCCGGGAGGTCTACTTGTAGCAGACTGCCCTCCACAGGGTCAGTGCTGCGTGTACCTCCTCCGCAATACCGTTAACGATATGAAATACGTCGGGGTGTCATGGAGCTTGCGCCGCAGGATAAAAGACCACTGTAGAGCAACTGGACCCTCGCGCTCTTATGTCCGCAACGCTATAAATGAATATGGGATACAAACCTTCGAGATATCCATCCTGCATCTGGGTGAGCGGCGCGATTGCCTTGAGCGTGAAAAAGTGTTCATTGACGAGCATGGTTCACTAGCCCCCGCTGGTTACAACCTTTGTGGTGGCGGAGAAGGGCCAGTCGCGGGGATGACTGGTGAACGCAATCATTGGTACGGAAAGAAATTTAGCGACGAGCACCGCGCCAAGATTTCAGCAGCCAATCGCGGTAAGAAGCGCGATCCTGAAATGGGCCGCAAACTTAGCGAGCTTTTCAAAGGACAGAAAAAACCGCCTGAATACGGTGAGGCGATACGCCAGCGGATGCTTGGCGGCAAGCTCACAGAAGAGCACAAAGCCGCCATGAGCCGCGCCAACAAAGGTAAGAAGCTAAGTCCTGAGCACGTTGAGAAGACGCGCCAAGCACTTCTTAAGCGAGGTGAGGAACGCCGAAAAGCAGGACTTGCCGCTCCTAAAAAGAAGCGGCCTCACAAGGACAACTCGCATTCGCGTGCCATGCAGTTGAGGTGGCAAGACCCTGAGTTTCGTGCTAAGATGCTGATCGTCCGTAAAACGCAAAAGAAATTCGAAGGAAAAAAGCCGTGCCAAGATATCCCGGCGGTCTAATTCGCAAAACTCCAGTAACGCCCACTGGCCCGTTCCAGAATGGGGCGGCCTCTGGCGTGTGGTCGCTGGCCGACGCCTCGTACTGGCTCAAGCAGGGTCTGTGGCCGATTGCTGGAAATGTGGCGACTGGTACGTTTGCTATATTCGCGTTAGGTAATACGTGTGGCTTTTCCACTGCCCGCGATAAATACACCTATTCAGGCTGCGTAGTCAGCGCAGGCGGTGCCGCGACTGTGGCATCATACGAAGGTTCCGCTGCGGGTAACAGCACGGTTGGTATATTTGCTCTAGGTAACACCTCACCCGGCCGCGTCACCACCCGCGATAAATACACCTACTCAGGCTGCGTAGTCAGCGCTGGCGGTGCAGCTACGGTTGCGACATCCAGTAGCTCTGCTGCGGGTAATAGCACGACTGGTATCTTTGCGCTGGGGTTTACGGGCAGTTGCCGCCTCACTACCCGCAATAAGTATACTTACTCTGGCGACGTAGTCAGCGCGGGTGGCGCTGCAACTGTGGGATCAAACGGTGGCTCTGCTGCGGGTAATAGCACAGTGGGTATATTTGCGTTAGGTAACACCTCCGGCGGCCGCGTCACCACTCGCGACAAATACACATACTCAGGGTGTGTTGTCAGTGCGGGTGGTGCAGCCACCGCACCGTCAATGATAGGGTCCGCTGCGGGCAACAGTACGGTTGGTATCTTTGCACTGGGTGCAGACAGTGGTATTACCCGCCTCACTACCCGCGATAAATACACCTACTCAGGCTGTGTTGTCAGCGCAGCCACTGCGGCCTCTGTGGCTTCATACTTTAGCTCCGCTGCGGGTAACAGCACCATTGGTATATTTGCGTTGGGAAGCACCTCAGGCGGGGCCGTCACCACACGCGATAAATACACCTACTCAGGATGCGCAGTCAGCGCAGGCGGAGCGGCTACAGCGGCTTCAAGCCAAGGCTCAGCCGCATCCAATGGCACAACAGGGGTTAACATATGATCGAACAACTTATCAGCCGCGTGTTCTACGCACGCAACGTAGCCCACTTCGAGCACTGGCGCGCAAAGGGCGAAGGCAGCTTCGCAAAGCACATGTCACTGGGCGAGTTCTACGACGACGTCATAGACGCCATCGACAAGCTCGTGGAGGCCTATCAGGGCGCGTTCAGCCTCATCGGCAACATACCAGCGCCCAGCGTGACTGAGCGTGACGTGCTGAAGCTCCTAGAGGCTGACGCCGAGTGGATCGAAGAGCATCACGAGGACATCTGCAAGGGCAACCGCGCAGTCGCCAACCTCGTCGACGGTGTCACGGAAGTGTATCTGACCACCGTCTATAAGCTGCGGAACCTGAAATAATGGACTTCGACATCAACACCATCGTCACCGTGCTGGTCTTCCTCGGCGGCCTGATCACCGTCTGGGTAAACCTCAACAGCCGCTTGACGCTGCTTGAGGCGCGTCTTGGTTTCGGTGACGAGAAGTTCAATGCCATCGACAAGAAGTTCGACGAGGTGATGATCCACCTCCGTCGCATAGAGGATAAACTGGATAACAAGGCGGATAGGTAATGAAACTTTTGCTACCCCTCGCGGCTTTGGCCCTCATGGGCTGCCAAGATCGCTATCGGTACGACTGTCAAGACCCTGCGAACTGGCAGGAAGAAATCTGCAAGAAGCCTAAGTGTATTGCTATGGGCTACTGCACCGAGTGGCTGATAAATACGGGTGAAGAAGATGAAGCCGACTAGCGAATGGTCACCAGAGGAACTGCTGCGGTTCATCGTCGGCATCGTACTGTCGCTGACGCTTACATTTATTGTAGCTACAGTATTATACTCGCTGGTGTTTGTATCACAGCCGATGGAGGGGCAGTCCCCGAATGACGCTGAGTTTTTTAAGCTGATTAACCCTATTGCGACGTTCATCGTCGGGGCATTGGCAGGACTAATGGCTGGGCAGGGCAGCGGCTCGATCAAGCCCAAGAAGACAGAAGGAGAATGTAATGAACTTCCTGAATAATTTTGAAAGCAGGCAGGACGGCGTAAACGACACCGTCGAGTTCGTCATCCGCGTGGCCATCGTCACGCTGTCGGCAGTTATCCTTGTCGTTGTGCTGGCGCTTGCCGTTGGCCTGTTTGTGTCGAACGACGTTGTGAGTAGCGCGGCTATTCTTGAGACGGTCAACCCTGCATTCCAGACGATCATCGGCGCGCTTGTCGGCCTGCTCGGTGGCCTTAGCCTCAACGCCAATGCGCGTGACAAGGGGGCTGAACCAGAGCCAGAAGCGCCGCTTGAACTTACACCAGAAATGGAAGTCGGTGAATATAATCCCGTGCCGTTGGTCCGCCCCGCTGGGACGATCTTCCCTAAAGACGAAATTGAAGATGACGAGGACGACGACATGGAGCCTTGGGAGAAGTACCGCAACGACTTGCGCTATGACGCCAATGGCGACGGCGTGGTTGACGCAGACGACTTTCCTGACTGGCGCAACCCAGCAGCGTAATGGCGGGCAATCTCTCCACCGTTGAACTGATTGGCCAGCTTTGGCCTATCGTTCTTGCGTTCATTACGCTGACCATCATCCTCGCCAAGATGGATGTTCGTCTCGCCGTGGTTGAGGAAAAGATCAAGACGCTCTTTGAGCTATGGAATAATAGGAAGGACGATAAATGAGCCTTGTAACCCTTCAACAGAAAATAGGAGTAACGGCAGATGGCGCATTCGGTCCGGGAACATATAAGAAGGCTGCGGCGTTCTATAAACTATCGCATAATCGTGCAGCGCATTTCTTTGCTCAAACAGCGCACGAAAGCGGCGGCTTCAAGGCTTTTAGCGAGAACCTTAACTATGGCGCGAAAGGTTTACGCAGCGTCTTTGGTAAGTATTTCCCGACTTATGCAATGGCTAAAGCGTATGAACGTCAGCCAAAAAAGATTGCTAATCGGGTATACGCAAACCGTATGGGCAATGGCAATGAAGCGTCTGGGGATGGCTGGAAGTTCCGTGGACGTGGCGCTCTCCAACTTACTGGCAAGGCAAATTACCAAGCTTTCGCCGACTACATCAACCGACCCGAAGTAATGCACGACCCCGACCTTGTGTCGGGCGAACTCTGCTTCGAGAGCGCACTGTGGTTCTTCGACCGCAACAAGCTGTGGCGCATCTGCGACCAAGGCACAGGCGACGTCGCGATCCACGCGCTGACAAAGCGCATTAACGGCGGCACGCATGGCCTCGACGACCGCAAGGCAAAGACAAGGAAGTACAAGCAATGGCTTTAATGCCCAACCCAATGATGCTGTATGCCTTTGCAGGCGCTCTAATTATCGGCGCTGCTTCAGGCTACAAAGTCCGTGACTGGCAGTGCGACGCAGCTTTCGCAAAGGCGCTGGAGAAGGCTGAGAAGCTGCGCGTCAAAAAACAAGAGGTAGTAGACAATGTTTCGCAAACCTATGAAGTTGAACGAGATCAAGCCAATGTGGTGGCAACCGAACGCACCAACACCATTCGTGAAATATACAAGACGGCTCCTGCCGTTCCTGTTGATTGCGCTGGTTCTGATGCTCTGCGCAGGGTGCTCGAAGGCGGTGTCAGTGACGCCAATGCCGCTGCCTCCGGCAAACCTAGCGGCGAAGTGCCCGACGCTTCAGGACCCCCCACTCGTACTTATTGACCCTGAGCGCGCGCTCTGGGAGGCTGACATCATTGCGAAATATACAGATTGTAGTAGCAAGCATCGCTTGACAGTCAAAGCGTGGGAAGATGCCGTAAACGTAAAGTGAGCGGCACAGCCAGAAAGGCTCCTAATGAGAAAACCTGTAACGGTAGACGAGGGGTTGTACCCCTATTGCACGCCGCGTCAGCGGGAAGTGCTTGAGGCCATAACCGCCCACGGTAGTGCAAAGATGGCCGATGCCGCGCTGGGTATGAGCGCTGGAGGCGCGTCTGAAACGCTGATCAATGTCAAGCGCAAGGCCGCGAAGATGGGCTACGCGCCTGAGTTCGACTTCACGCGGCCAGTGCCCGACGGCTTTATCGCCAAGGGCGTGTCCACCTACTACAACAAGGAGGGTGACGCCACAGGGCAGTGGGTCAAGGCCTCCATCGACGCGTCTCGGCAGCAGGAGATATTCAAGGCTGCCGTCGAGGCAATGGCGACCACGCTGCCGCGCCTCGAACCAATCGTCGCGCCAGAGCAGTTCAACGCCGACCTGCTGACGATGTACACCCTAACCGACGCACACATCGGCATGCTTGCGTGGCACCGTGAGGGTGGGGCCGACTGGGACTTGCCTATTGCCGAGGCGG